GGAAAAAAGTTGGGCAAGTACAGATATTCAACTTCAGTTTCAAAATTTAAGTCCTAAAATAAACACATAGCGAAAAGACAAATTTGAGCGAAGCGTAGCGAATGACACTGAAACAGTGTTCGTTACGCTTCGTCTTTGTGTGGTAAGAAAGCAACTGAAAGCCACTTTGAAGCCAAATGCGGCAGGAGTTCAGTTACCAGCCCATTACTACCGTAACGGATGAAAATTTTCGGTTAAAGGCTTCTATTTCTGCGATTTGCGCAGGTTTGCATATCTGTCGGTAACTCACTGTAACTTAATTTTGTAACCAAAAAAGTGTGAGTTATGCGAAGTACATTCAAAGTATTGTTTTACGTGAAGAAAGGCAGCGCCAAACCAAACGGCAACCTGCCCCTAATGTGCCGTCTTACCGTGGACGGCGAGATTAAACAGTTCAGCTGCAAGCTGGACGTTCCCCCACGCCTGTGGGACGTGAAAAACAGCCGTGCTTCGGGCAAGAGCGTCGAGGCGCAGCGAATCAACCGTGCCGTCGATAAAATCCGTGTGGACGTGAACCGCCGCTATCAGGAGCTTATGCAGACGGACGGGTATGTAACCGCCGCCAAGCTCAAAGACACCTATCTCGGTATCGGTGTCAAACAAGAAACCTTGTTGAAGTTGTTCGAGCAGCACAATGCAGAATTTGCAAAGAAAGTCGGACACAGCAGGGCAAAGGGAACATTCACCCGTTATCTGACCGTCTGCAAGCACATCCGGGAGTTCATGCCCCATACCTACAAGCGTGAAGACATCCCGTTAAAGGAACTCAACCTCTCCTTCATCAACGATTTCGAGTATTTCCTGCGCACGGAGAAGAAATGCCGCACCAATACCGTGTGGGGCTACATGATTGTGCTGAAACATATCGTCTCGATAGCGAGGAACGACGGGCGGTTGCCGTTCAACCCCTTTGCCGGGTATATCAACTCCCCCGAAAGCGTGGATAGGGGATACCTTACCCAAGCGGAGATACAGACACTCATAAATGCGCCGATGAAGAACGGGCAGCATGAACTCGTAAGGGACTTGTTCGTCTTTTCGGTGTTCACGGGGTTGGCATATTCCGATGTGAAGAACCTGACCACAGACCGCCTGCAAACCTTCTTCGACGGCAATCTATGGATTATCACCCGAAGAAAGAAGACGAACACGGAATCGAACATCCGTCTGTTGGACGTTCCGCAAAGAATAATAGAGAAGTACAAGGGAATGACACGGGACGGTCATGTTTTCCCCATGCCGAGCAATACCACCTGCAACAAGATACTGAAAGAGATAAGCAGGCAGTGCGGTTTCAAGGTGCGCTTGACCTATCATGTCGCAAGACACACGAACGCAACGACCGTGCTTTTATCCAACGGTGTACCCATTGAGACCGTGAGCCGACTGTTGGGGCACACGAACATCAAGACCACGCAGATATACGCCAAAATCACCGCCCAGAAGATAAGCCGGGACATGGAAGCCTTGTCGCACAAGCTGGAGGATATGGAGAAGAACATCTGCCATGCCATTTAATAACGACCTTAAAAGCGAATACCGATGAAAGAAAATAGAAATACCATCACGATGGACAAACACGGCAATATCATCATGCCGACTAATACAGCCAATGTGTGGATGTCCGAGCCGGAACTTGTCGGGCTGTTCGGGGTAATTGCCCCGACAGTCCGTGCTGGAATCAGAGCCGTTTACAAGGGCGGAGTTCTGAAAAAATGTGACACGAAGCGTTATCTGCGTTTGGAAAACGGCTACGGGCTGGACGTTTACAGTTTTGAAATGGTTGTCGCACTCGCATTCCGTATCGGCTCATGCGGTGCGGAGAGGTTGCGTAATGCCTTGCTAAATAGGATGTACCGGCGAAAAGAAAAAGATGAATATTTTCTGACGCTGCATGTCGGTAAGTCTGTCGTCATGCCGTCATGAAACCGTTGAATATCCAAATCACCGGTTGTTCGAACCGTCAAGCCGACACATCATCGCTTACCGATACGGAATGCAAGTACGGAAATGAAACCGTTATTTCGATGAAATGATGAATATATATAGTAAATATGTGATTATAAGACATATAGATATTCATCAAATTCTCATCAACGGATATTTGCCGATGAACGGGAAGTATGCCTTACCGTGTCGTTTCTCTTTTGGCGAGTATTCTGATGAGAAGTTGATGAGCATACATACCGCTAATATACAGATATTTATATTCCATTTCATCAAATCATCGGATTTTTATCCATCATCAACCCGGCTGGGAAATGGGATAGGGAGAGTGCCCATTTGCTGCAACCGGAGCAGCCATTTCCGTTTTCAGAGGCAAAGGTAGCATGGGGCTTCGATGGCGGCAGCAAGGTCAAGCGGCAAAGCCGTCATGGGAACAATCTCCACCCTCATGCTTCGGGTAGTATTCTTCCCATGAACCTTGCATCCGACAGCCCCACGCAAAAGAGCCTCCGCAAACGGAAACGACCGCCCCGGCAACCGACGACGAAAGGAAAAACAACAAGGGGAGTTTGTGACGGAAGCAATGCTGACGGACTACCGACACTCTGCTCACATTGTCATGTATGCAAAGCTGGTAAGCAAGGTATGCAAAGCAAGCAGACAGGCAGGGACGGACGGCACACGGGTATTTGCGGACAGAAAATACCGTAGCTTATTAGGGAATTTTCCAAGCCGCATTGCAAGCAACGCTGAAAATTCCCCAATAAGGCAAGGGGCAAGCCCCTCTGCACACCCCATCGGGAACAGCTTTTTGCCGTCCCCGAAGATACGAAGAATCATTGTTTCACAAGCTAAAAAAGAAAGGATTTTTATATGGGATTTGTAGTCTTACACATGGAAAAGGCGCACGGTTCCGACAGCGGAACGACCGCCCACATCGAGCGTTCCATCATACCGAAGAACGCCGACCCCACACGCACGCATCTTAACCGCAGGCTCATCGAATATCCCGACAGGGTGAAAGACCGTTCGGCGGCTATCCAAAGGAGGCTGGAAGAAGCCGGACTGACACGCAAAGTCGGCAGCAACCAAGTACGGGCTATCCGCATCAACGTGTCGGCAACGCACGAAGACATGGAGCGCATCCAACGGGAGGGACGGTTGAACGAGTGGTGCGCCGACAACCTAAGATACTTCGCCGACACGTTCGGCAAGGAGAACATCGTGGCGGCTCACCTGCACATGGACGAGAAAACGCCGCACATGCACGTCACGCTCGTCCCGATAGTCAAGGGGGAACGCAAGCGCAGGAAACGGGAGGAGCAGGCTAAGAAACGCTACCGCAAGAAACCAGCCGACAGCGTGAGGCTGTGCGCCGATGACATCATGAGCCGTCTGAAACTGAAATCCTATCAGGACAGCTATGCCGCAGCGATGGCGAAATACGGGCTGCAAAGGGGGATTGACGGTTCGGAAGCACGGCACGTTTCCACGCAACAGTACTACCGTGACATAAAGCGTCAGACGAAAGAACTGAAAGCGGAGGTGGTGGAGTTGCAGGAGCAGAAAGATACGGCACGTGAGGAACTTACACGGACGAAAAAGGAGATACAGACCGAGCGGCTGAAAGGGGCGGCGACGACCGCAGCCGCTAACATCGCCGAGAGTGTCGGCTCTCTTTTCGGGAACAACAAGGTCAAGACGCTGGAGAGGGAGAACACCGTCCTACACCGTGAGGTAGCCGACCACGAGGAAACCATCGAAGCCCTGCAAACCCGGATACAGACCTTGCAGGCAGACCACAGCCGTCAACTGTTGGATATGCAACAGAAGCATATCAACGAGCTGGCACAGACAGAAACGAATCTCAAACGTGAGATTTCACGACTTACGGTGTTGTTAAACAAGACATTGAAATGGTTTCCGCAAATCAAGGATATGATTAACATTGAAAGATTGTGCCTTGCTGTAGGTTTCAATAAAGAGCAGACTGCGACATTGCTGACAGGTAGACCCATTGAGTACAACGGCGAGTTGTACTCGGAAGAACACAAGCGAAAATTCATGGCAAAAGACGTTAAAGCCAAAGTATTCTCTGACAATGGAAGGTTTATCCTTACGATTGACTTGCGACCCATCGGCGAATGGTTCAAGGAGCAGTTCGAGAGGTTGCGGCAGACCATACGCCAACCCGTTATACCGCAACGGAAAGACAGGGGAATGAAACTGTAAAAGCCCCCTATTCCATTGAGGCAGGCAAAGAAATCCATTACAAGATAAGTGATTATCGCAGCTTTTTTATTACTTTTGCGTTTGGATTGGGGGCGACCCCTCTCCAAGACATATTAGAAAATAAAGAAGCGTTATGCTTATCTCGTGCGAATGAAAACGTAGGAAATTTTCAACCGTGTACAAGGATAGCATAGTGGTTCTCACGCTATAGCGTGGGCTGCTATTACTACATCTGTACACAACGGTTTCCTACGACCATCATTCAAAGACGTGGCATTGCAGTTCCACGCTTCCGTGATTTAATAAAGGTTCTCATGGCAACTGGGGAACAAAAAAAAACTTGGTAATATGAAAAAATTACTATCAATTACAATGTTGCTTACGTTTTCAATAATTGTACATGCGCAACAAGATGTTACCCAATTCCTTGGAATTCCTATTGATGGGAGTAAGACTGAGATGATACGTAAACTGAAAGAAAAAGGTTATCGGAATGACCCTACGACAGATGCTTTGGTTGGAGAATTTAATGGCGCAAAGGTTAATGTTTTTGTCGTAACTAACAATAATAAAGTTTGCCGTATTATGGTAGCTGATGCCAATAATGTTGATGAACGTGCCATTCAAATAAGGTTTAATAGGCTTTGTGAGCAATTTGCAAATAATCCTAAGTATATATCTTTACAAGATTACACAATACCCGAAGATGAAAACATCTCCTATGAAATAACCGTTCATAAGAAACGTTATGAAGCTGTTTTTTATCAACAGTCAGCAGCAACAGATACTATTGCCATTAAAGAAAAATTACAGTCTATCTTATTGTCTAAATATACGGAAGAACAATTAGAAAATCCAACTGAAGAAATTCGATCTGAAATTATCAAACTCTCTATGGAATATGTAATGGAAAGTTATTCAAAAAGACCTGTTTGGTTTATGATATCTGACTATTATGGGAAATATTATATTACAATGTTCTACGATAATGAATACAATCGTGCAAATGGCGAAGACTTATAAAAACAATAACAATGAAAATGAATAATTCAAATCAAGAACTTTCCATTAAGTGTGGGAAAACAACTAACAGTTTTGAGGAATTAAAATTGTTATGCAAAAAAGAGGCTGATAAACTGTTGAAAACAATAGACGTTTCCTCTCAATCCACAATTTCTGTTGCTTTTTGGACTGTTGACATTCCTGAACTTATCTGCATCGGCAATTTTTCTAAAGAAAAAGATGGAGGAGTCCGTTACGATTTAGATTTCTCACAAACTACTTTATAGTTTTGTTTTGATTCTCAAGGTTTAAAAGTAGCCATTTTTTTGCTGAATCAAAAAAAATGGCTACTTTTGTATCTGCAAAGAGTTATTTGACAGCATAACCCCACAAAACGCTGAAATTCGCACGGTTGCCAACTCGTTACCGCCACTTCTCAAATAATTCGCTAAATGTTTATTCCTCAAATGGTTGTGTCAAACCGTTGAAAATCTAAAATAAACTTTGAAGGAACATCTGGAGGAGGCATCTTCTATCAAGGTACGGACGACGTACTGTATATGGTTGCC